GAGAACGGATCGTAACACGGTTCTGGCTTGATAGTTATGATCAATGCCTCGATGCAATGGATTACCTCGAACCAATGTATGACTACATAGCGGATCACGTTGCGACAGATAACAGAATTTATATGTGGTGCGACAAAACCAGAGTTAGAAGCAGCACACCAATCAAACCAAAACCTAGACCCAAAGGAGAAGTATAATGGGAGAAAGAAAATACAAAGCGGCAAGATCTATAGTGGAAGTTACGTTCCTCGATGGTGAAGTAAAAGAGTATGAGATTAGTGCTGGCAGCGGCATATCAAAGTACCTTGCAGATCAAGCATCCGACGGCGGAATACTATGCTTCCTCGATTTTAATAATAGAGCAAGTCTAAGCATCCCAGTAGCAAACATACGCGATTGGACAATCAAAGAAATAGAGTTTTCGGCCGCAGATAACGTTACTTCCGGCGGCGGAAATGAACGGGGTCAAACCTCAGAAACGGCGGAAGTGGCGACGTTTTTAGAAGAAATTAGCGGAAGTGACGAATGAAAAGCACCAGAATTAGCGGAAATGGGGCGGAAATGGGCGGAAGTGTAGCGGAAGTAAACCCCCATACCCCTATAGTACTACTTCCGCCAGCGCGGAATAGTAGTACTTTTAAGGGGATATGGACAGGCATCGAAGCGGGGCAGCGTTATGCCAGTTGAGGGAAGATATAACAGGATAAAGAGAAGGCGTAAGCAAGATGATGCTATCGAACGGTTTACACCTTCAGCAATGTGGTCTGATAGCAGGGCAGAGATTTGCCGTGCAGCCGTAAACAGTGTCGATGCTGTAGCGCGAGAACTAGAAATGAAGTGGGGGATCGGTAAGCTCGAGGAACTAGCACCGCCAAACCTTGCAGTGAAGTTCGAGCAAGCAAGGCAGAACTTCAGCGAAGCTTGTCACCTCGATGATAGCGATTACCTCGTTCAAAAAGCCAACAACCTTATTACTGGGTGGCGTAAGTTAGAAACAACAGCGATCGAAGCTGGACATAAGCCAGGTAGTGCCGAAGTGTGGTATGGGATAGCACCACCTGACTGCGGAGAATATAACTTTGCTATCGTTAAATGGGGAAGCGATGCGGCGGCGATCGATCGAGACAAATACCCGATTGTATACACGCTCGATGAAGTTTGCCGGATCATCAAAAGCTTTCAACAGCCGTTGGTGGAAGCAGCAAAGAAAGAATTTAAAGATTCAAAAATTATCAATATAAAAACAGGAGGCGATTTAAATGACCCGATCCCATTTGGAAACATCATCGATTAGAGCAACTGCGTTAACCCGAGTTATCGATTTAGTCGATGGGGATAGAGACAAAGAACACGGCGACCCGACCGAAAACATGACTCGATTTGCTGAAATGATCCGCGCATATCTTTATAATCGATCAGTTGAAAGCATTGAGGCGGTAGACGGTGCTGCAATTGGTGTTCTGCATAAAATGTCGCGCAACTCGTTTAATCCTTATCACTTAGACAACTGGTTGGATATAATGGGCTATGCCTCGATCGGTTATGAAATAGCAGCAACCGAAAATAAAAAGGGCGACCACCTAGCCGCCCTCGATGAAGCCGCCGAGCAAGTGCTAGGCGTTAAGAGTTGATAGCTCTTGCTCAAGCTTGAGGTTATCTAAAGCTGTATTTAAGGCTTTTACAGTATTTAAGTAACCTATTTTATTTGGGTTATCGTCATTAAATTTATTAGATTGCTCTAAATATCCTTCGGCTGCTTTTAGTGCTTGCTCTCGTGTGCATAAATAATTCGAATATTTGTCGTTGACATCAACAATTTGATTAACTGGGTGGTTGTAATATTTATTAACAAAATCGCAAAGCGAACCACAAAAAACACCATGCCAGCTTTCCGTCGCCCAACCAGTTCTTTCTAATGCAATAAGCTTTAAGACATCGTTTTCCTTGAATAGTGTGTACTTATATTCTGTATCGCCGTGCGCGTCGTGGCCTGTTGTTGGCTCACAATTTGCATTGCCTCGAATAAATGCGAACGGTGCGCCGCCTTTTGGTTTGCTCCAATCCCATATGCCATTACGGATATGTCGAGAAGCTTGAACCATATTAAAAAAGTACATGGCTGCGCCCTCTAAATAACCGTCGTGATGGATATAAAAAGTATCATCAAAAATTTGATAAGTTGCTCGTGTAGACATAATTTTTTCTCCTTTTGTGCTATCGATGCTGTTAACAACATCACGAAGCGCCCCAGTAGGGCGCTTGCTGATAGTGTTAAGCTGTGAATATGATTAGCAGTATACCGCATGTAGCAAACAAGCCTACACAAGCCAGTACGTCGGCCAGTATCTCGGTGGTTTCGCTCGTAAGCCAGCGTTTGATTGTCTCGATTGCGTGAATCATTGCTGCACCCATTGACCGTTTTGCCAGCTTTTATATTCTGGCCAATCCGTTTTATATTCCAAATCGATCGGAGCAATACCCGCGCTTGACAAGTCGTCGCGCTCGAGCAATTCATTATAACGTTTGATTGCTTCCTCTCGATCTTCAAAAATTTGCCAATGATCAGCTAATCCATCCTGACCGTTTTCATCATCGACATTGTAGAAAACAACGTGCCAATCAGGTTTCCTTAATTGTGGGATATTCCAAGGTCGTGTAGTCATGCTGCTGCCCTCCTATTGATCGAGGCGTGTCTGCCCCATTGTTGTGCCATTGCTGCCGCTAATGCTGGGTAAAACTTTGACCGGATCTTCCATCGATCGGCGCTAGGTGGTGCTTTGTGTATATCGTCACGCGCCTGATCTTTTGTAAGCGTTCCAGTTTTTTCGAGGTTCGGTAAGTTGCGTGTCCAAAAACAAGTCTGCTTGCTCACTGCGTCCTCACCGTCTGGATCATGGCCAAAGTGCCAAGGGTGTACTGTTTGGTTTGCTTTCCAAGGAAATGGCAATTTAGACAGTTTTTGAATACGCTCTTTCGCGTAGCGGTGCATCACTGGGTTTTCGATTGCTAAACAGGGAACGTTTGCGTTGAATAGTTCAGCAAACAATTCGCAACCCTCGTCTAGTTCTCGCCATAATTCAGCCTTGGTTCTGTCTGGCGGTGCTTTGTGCAACCATCGAACGCCGCTATTGCAAAGCCTTGTACAAGGCGGATGCCCGATAAATACCAAATCCCAGCTTTCCATTTTAAGAACGTTGCGAACATCGTCCTGTATATGACGGTTTGTTGCTGTGTCGGCTGGTAATATATCGCACGACCAAGTGTCGTAACCTTCTGCAAGGAAAGCCTCCCGAACTATGCCGGAGGTTTCGCAACCAACTAATACTTTGGTGTGACGTTTGCTTTCGTCAATTAGTTCCTCCAAATCAGTTTGGCGCTCCCCAGTTTGGGAAGCGCTGCCGAGGTCAAACAAATCAAACTGGTAAGTCATTAGTCGTAATCTCCCCAGCCTTCGCGCTGTTTAACAAGCTCGGCAAATTCATCTGCGTCAATTTCGTTATCATCGCAAAATTCTACATAACGCGGATCATAATAATAATGGTCGCCGTCGTCTGGGCTAGGATAAATGCAATCACACTGTTTATTAAATTCTTTATATAATTTATTAAAGTTCATTACATTGCCCTCAACTTCTGTGCATGATCTTGGATAAGCTCGATGCTCGACCAGTCGCGGATCTGGTGCAGTTGGTCTGCTCTTTCTGTCTGGTTTATAAAGAGCTCAACATTTTGTTGCTTGCATGCCTTTTTAAACTTGTCGCAATCTACGTCCTGATCGAGCGCAAAAATTGAACCGTAACGAGGGTGTACAGTTGTGCGGCTGTAGTGTGTAAAATCGTTTTTATTGAGGCCGAGTTTCTGCACGTCTACTTCACGCACTACCAGCCACATATTCCATTGATCGCCTTGCAGCGAACTGACTATTTTTTGATTAATCATTTTGTTTCCTTCTGTGCTATTACAGCTGTCGATCGACATACTGTAGACACACCATACAAAAATCGACATAATAAAGTCAAATAATTTTTATTGACCAGGGAATAAGCTGCAACCTGGTTGCAACGTAAAAGGTTGGCAAACATGGGAATGATTAGAGTCAGGAAAGCAACAGACCAACAAAAAGAGTTTGTGCGCTACTTAGTAGCAGATAATAAAAACGCCACGGAAGCTGCTCGATTGGCTGGCTATTCGTTTCCTAAACAGGCCGCTTATGAGTTGACCCGCAACCCTTCAGTAATGTTGCTGATCCGGCAACAAAGACAAACACTTTACCAAACGGATCTTGCCAGTCTGGGAGCAGAAACGCTGAAACAAGTCATGCTCGATCCTGACGCACCAGCAAGCGCGAAGGTAAGCGCAGCAAGGACATCGCTTGAACTGGCTGGCGACCTATCAAAGAACGCAGACGGATCAATCGATGGTCGGCAGCTGGCCGAACTCACGCCCGATCAGCTGGCCAGTATGATCGATCGATGGGAAAACGAACGCGCAGAACTGGCAAAAGATGTAACGACGGCGCAAAAATCAGATAAAACGTAATAAAATCAATGGTTCGATTAGTTGTATTGGGACTATTTGGATAATAATGTGGCCTCGATCGACCCCACCCCCCGCCCTATTCCGATCGGTGGCGTCATGTGTATTATGGCGGTCGCTACAAATTTTTCGCATTTTTGAACTTTTACTCCGTTTCGTTGATTGCTGCTATCAACACGGGTATAATACAATCAACAGTAGTCGATTAAGGTAAACAATGTCAGTAAATCTTTCGGTCGGTAGAGGGGAGAAACGCCCTACATCAGCTGGTGCTGGCTTAACGCAAAAAGGACGCGACAAGTACAATCGTGAAACGGGGTCTAACCTAAAAGCGCCCGTTACACAGAAAAACCCAACAGGCAAAGCGGCAGCACGTAAAAAAAGTTTCTGCGCTCGAATGTCGGGAATGAAAGGCGCAACAAGCGAGAACGGCGAACTAACCCGAAAGGGTGCAGCATTAAAACGATGGAGGTGTAACTTAGCATGAGTTTATACGAAAATATGAATAACCGTAAAAAGACAGGCACGAGCCGATCTAAAAAAAATAGCACGATTAGCCCTAAAGCATACGCTGATATGAAAGCTGGTTTTCCTAACAGCAAAAAGAACAAAGCCAAAAAGAAATCTAAAATGGCTAAGTCTATGGGGTACGCATAATGGCAAAGGGAATGGATCATTATTTGGATGGTAAAAAATACACTGGCAAAACTCATACAATGCCGGATGGAACACTCCATACTGGTGCAACGCATACAAGTTCAAGTCGAAAACTTAGTCACAGTCCAAGCGGAGGCAGTAAACTTTCTGCAAAGCAGCAAAAGATTGCTAGTGCAGCGCCTCCAAACAATCGAATTACTGGCGCTGATTTTAAGGCATTACGAAACAACAAGCCTAAAAAGAAATCTCGAATGGCCTCTGCAATGGGATATGGAACTAGCTAATGGCACAACCACGCGACTACACTAGGCAGTTTAACTTTAACGACTTTCAAGCTACGTCGCCAGCCGATCCGTTACCAGGTTTAAGGGTAGATGCTGAACTAAACGCCGTTAAGCTTACCTTAGACGATTTAAACACCAACATTGCTAAGATCCAGCGTGACGACGGCAAGCTGGGCAATCAGGCTGTGCATAAAGATGCGTTTGATCCAGGTGCATTAGCATTAATCAACGTTACTGGATTTTCACCTCAAGGTGATTGGACAACGGCTAGAGCTTACGCTGTTGGCGACATAGTAGATTTTAACAGTGGGACGTATTTAGCAACTACAGCACACACATCTAGTGCTGCTTTTGCAACGGATAGCGCTGCTAATCGATGGATACTAATAGCAAACGCAGCCATATCTGGCACTAGTTCGGCAGTAGACAAGTTCGAGGGTGACGGCGCAACAACAGTTTTTACGCTTACTTTTTCTTATGCTTCTGAAAATTCTGTACAAGTATTTGTAAACGGTGAGTTGTTAAATCCAGTTGACGATTACACGCTCTTAGGCAACCAGCTAACACTGTTTACCCCACCTGGCTTACCTACAGTGTCCGGCAATGAAAACGTTATTGTGTGGGGCGCTAGTGTCGTAGGACAGGCAGCTGCCGAAGCTGCTTCTGCTAGTGCCTCGAACGCCAGCGGTTTTGCAGACGAGGCTGATAACTGGGCGCGAAAAACAACAGGATTAGTTGAAAGCGCGGATTATTCGTCAAAATCGTATGCAGTAGGCGGCACGGGCGTTGATAATGGTGCTGGTTCTTCAAAAGATTGGGCTACTAAATTAGGCTCAACGGTAGGAAACACGAACGAATATTCTGCTAAATACTGGGCGACACAGGGTAATGTACCGATTGTTGCGGCCGGAATAACAAATATTAACACTGTTGCTGGTCAAATTACGCCTACAAATAACATTGCAACGCTGGCTGGTATAAATGCAGCTATAACGACGGTAAGCGGCATAAGCAGTGATATTACTACTGTAAGTGGTATAAGTTCCGACATATCGACTATTGCAGCATTAAATACGTCTGAATTAAGCACGTTAGCATCAAATATGGGGTCTGTTACTACGGTATCAAACAACATAACTAGCGTTGTTAAGGTTGCACAGGACTTAAACGAGGCCATAAGTGAAGTAGAGACTGTAGCAAATGATCTTAACGAAACAACAAGTGAAATAGAAGTTGTTGCTAATTCTATAACAAACGTCAATACAGTCGGACAAAACATAAGTTCTATAAATAATTTATCGCCTATCGTAACGGACATTACGGGCGTAAATACAATTTCAGCGGCCGTTACTGCTGTAAACAATAATAGTAGCAACATTAATACTGTTAGCGGTGCAATCAGCAATGTTAATTCGCTTGCAGGGATAGCAAGCGACATTTCAACAGTAAGCGGGATTAGCAGTGATGTAACGCAAACAGCTGCAAATTTTAGTGGCATAGCTGATTTTGCACAGACATATAAGGTTAGTGCTAACCAGCCCACAGGGTCGGTTGAGGGAACATTATGGTTTGATACAACCAATGATGTAATGAAAGTGTACGACGGTAACGCTTTTCAAAACGCTGGCTCGTCTGTCAATGGTACGGTTGAGAGCAAACAATATGTTGTTGGCACGAACAGCGGAACGTATGCCGGATCACTTACAACGTTTCCTTGCAGTTATGATAGTGGATTTGTTCATCTTTGGCTTAACGGAGTTAAGTTACAAGACGGCGTAGATTTTACGGCCACAGATGGAGCAAACATTGTTCTTAATTCCGCCGCAACGAATGGTGATGTGGTTAGCATCGTTGCTTACGGCACTTTCTTACTAGCTAACCATTACAGCAAAACGGCGGTCGATGCGTTAATCGACGACGTTGAAACTCTAGCTCTAGCAGGGATCTAATTATGGCAATAAACACGACAACGGTTGAAACAAATTTAACCACTAAACTTAACGCTACAACAGGTACGACGGATGCAAAAGAGTTTTTGCTTTTAGGTAAAGCTGTTGAAGCTTTGACCCCGACAGTAACAGTTAATAGTGTTATTACAGAGGGCAACACTCAGGTAAGCAATGTACAAAATGAAGGTACAACTCAAGTAGCTGCTGTTCAAGCGGCTGCAAGTGGTTTTGCGGCGCTAACTGGCGCAACTTTTACGGGCGCAGTTACTATTCCTGATTTAACTGTAACAGGAACAACCACTTCCATAAATACAACTACCTTAGATGTTGCGGATAAAAACATTACAATAGCGGATGGTGCGCCTGATGCGGCAGCGGCCGATGGTGCAGGGATCACAGTCGAGGGTGCTAACGCTACGCTTACTTATGCGTCTGCGTCTGATAATTGGAGTTTTAACAAAGGGTTAGATATAACCACAGAGCTATCCCAGATAGCAACAATTAGTGAGCAAGTTCATATTGATACGGGTACTGGTGGAACGACAACTTTACATATGAAAGATGGAAAAGCTGTTATCTATTTTACCAACAACCAAGCATCGAACGCTCAAATAAATTTAAAAGGTGATGGTAGTACTACGTTAGATTCACTTCTTGCGGTAGGAGATTCTGTTACAGTGGCACTCCTCTATACTCAAGGTGGAACGGCTTATTATGTAGATGCAATACAAGTTGATGGAACAACTGCTAATACTACTACAAAATGGGTAGGTGGTGCGCCGACAGGCGGTAATGCAAACGCTATTGATACCTACACAGTTACAGTCATAAAAACTGCTTCTGGTACATTTACGGCTTTAGCAAGTCTTTCAAAATACGAATAGGAGTTTTGAATGATATTTCCGAAAAAGCCTCAGATATTATACTCCCCCATGTTGGCTACATTTGGTAGTGGGTCTGCTAATGGGTTTAGGTCTAGTAAGAGTGGTGGTGGTGCGTTTGCGGGTAATGAAGTAGGCTATCCTAATACAACTATGACAAACGCAACAACGAGTTGGTTTTCTGCTGGGTCGCATGGATATCTTGGCGTTGATGCTGGTGCTGATTATAAATTTACCGCAGGGCAAGATGTTTCTACTGGCGTTTTTAGATGGTTAGGAACAAGCACTCAATCTAACTCGTTTTATATTCTGGTTTTTGAATTTATTGCGGGTGATACTTATGACGTACATTATGGATTTAGAGTAGACGGTATTGGTAATACCTACAACGTAGTTCAAACTATGGACATTGCTAATTCACCTCAGACTTTTGGTAATCCTGTTATTCCGTCAACTGGCGATTATTATTTAGGTTGGCGTTCTGGCGTACCTTCTGGCGTAGGGTACGGAAGTTCAGGTAATATTTGGGCAGAAAGTACCACAGGATTACCAAATTCATTTAGTAAATGGCGGTCTTCACCAGGTAGCTCTAATACTGCACCTTACGCAGGTGAAAGAATAACTTTTAATATGATAAATCAGCAAGATTATGTAGCGCTTAGAATAGAATGAACAGGGAAAACAATTATGTCTAAAGCAAGATTACTAGCAGATTTAATGAGAGACAGCAAAATTTCGCTGGCCGAAGTCTCCGGCGAAGCATCAAGCGCAGACTTCAATGTAAATGAACCCGACTATCTAACTGCTGACGTAAGCAATGATTTGAAGATTGAAGCGTTAGAAGATGAAAACTTACTTAATTTAGGAGTCTAATATGTCCACAACAAATACGAATTTCAGTACCTTAATAGCAGCAATTGACAGCAAAGCGCAAAGCTTGGCTAGTTCAACTACTAATGCAAAAGATCTTGTATTTTTAGGAAAAGCTGTTGAGGCGTTAAATATACCTGATAGTGTTTCCGGCGTTATAGCGGAAGGTGATACTCAGGTCGCAGCTGTAACTGCGGAAGGAAACACGCAAGTAGCTGCTGTTCAAGCGGCGGCTGCTGCGGTTACTCTATACAACACGATTACAGTAACAGCTGTAACGGGTGCATTTATCATCGATGGAACAAACAAACAGGCATTAAATTTAATACCTTCTTTAACTTACCGTTTTGATCAATCCGACGCATCAAACGCTGGACACCCACTAAAGTTTTCAACAACTGCGGACGGTACTCATGCTAGTGGCGGTGCTGAATTTACTACTGGCGTTACAACCGTAGGCACACCAGGCCAAGCTGGGGCATACACCCAAATAATTGTTGAACAAGATAGCGTTAATTTGTTCTACTTTTGCTCCCAACATTCTGGGATGGGAAACACTGCGTATTCTGCTTATAACGTGCTTTCTACTGCACCTTCAGACGGAGAAGTTTTAACATATAACGCAGCACAAGGGGTATATGTTAATACGGCCGCATCTTCTGGTACAGCGGCAGTCGCCGTAGCTGACATTACATTAGATACTTTTTCCACCGATCTTAGTAGTGTAGGCAGAAACCTAGAAGTAACAAACCTTAGTGCTTACATACAGTCTGTCCGAATAAGAGGAATGGACACGTCAACTCTTGCCTATGCAGGGATAAACTGTATGGTAAAAAACCAAGCGAATACTGGTGGTACTATGAACCATAACTTTGCTTTGTTTTCAGCAAACCAAAGTACGGGCGCTATTAATCTTGCGGGAAATATTACTACTCACACAAACTCTGGTTCATCGGCCGATTATTCAACGTATGGTAAAGCAAGTGACGAGTGGACAGGCAGATATACTTACTTAGGCCATATTCCTAGAAACGGTACTGGTCATTCTTATGGGTATGATGGGGTTATAATTACTAGTACGAGTAGTCAGGACTCTTTTCACACAAATAACACTACTTTGTATCCGCATGGTAATTATGGTAGTGGCAGTCACTACGTTGCGCCTACAGAGCGTAGGCTTGGCGGTGCAGTGGTTCATGTCATAGATGCTTATAGGTCTAGTAATAGTAAAGCTACTATTGGAGAATTTGTGTATAATTATAGCAATACCAATGTAAACGCTGCAAGCATTGCTGCTGCCCCAGTTAGTACAAGCTTAACTTCTACCAACTACCCAGTATTTTATTTTCAACAGTATGATTCTACTAACGAGCCGTACTATAATGCTTTTCATTCGTTTCAAGAGGGGTTTTATGGCAGAAACAGATCAAGTGGAAGTTGGGGTGCAGTATTAACAGGAGCACCAAATTTAAATACATGGTCAGCTTGGACTCTCTCAAATGGGAACCAAATTATAGAAAATGGTAGTGAGGCTTGGTTAATAGACGACAGTAATGGAGCTGCTACTGCGCTTCCTACTAATTATCTTACTCCTTATTTTGGTATTGCGATGCAAGGTTATTATGAATTTGCTTGGAATATCGGCACGGATGAATGGCTACAAGCAGTTCCAGGCGGTAAGTTTATTAAATTTAAAATAAATCCTAGTACTGGACAAATGACTATGAGCAACAATGAAGTAGTAGTTACAGCTTTTGATGGTTTATCATATGGTAATGGTTTTCACGAACGCAGGGGGTTTTGGAGTAGCTATAACCCTTCTAGTATTGCTGGAAATGGTAAGGCGAGTACATTTGGTAATGAAAACTCAAATGGTCATGGGTACGGTCAATCAAAATTGTTTTTCATAGGTGGTGATAACACTACAAAAAAACTATACGCGGCTACTTATGATCTTGCGCCCATAACCTCTGTTTTAACGTACGCTTAATTTAATTATTTAATATAAGGAAAATACTATGGCTTTTACAGATATGGATGATCTAAGAACGCAAAGAAATGCTGCATTAGCCGCATCAGATTTTGCAATGTTAGATGACTCTCCCTATGATCCAATGCGGAAATTAGCAATTTCGCTTTATAGGCAAGAACTGAGAGACTTGCCCGAAATGGTAGATCAGGATGATCTTGAAAATGCAGAACTTCCAGACAGTATTCTTTAATTTATTTGTTGATTGTTGAGACCATCAAGGGAATACAAATGAGCAAATTAACATTAAATAGTCTAGATAAGAGGGTGGTGAAAATAGAAACGCAACTCGAGGAGCGTTGGAAGGAAGCTATACTGAGGATTAAGCGCATCGAGAAAATAATATTCGGTACTGCTGGGGCTATAATCCTTATGCTGGTTTCTATCCTTACGCGGATGTAATGCCGATACTAGAGTCTATTGCCGCAGCAAATGCAGCCTACTCTGTGATCAAGACGGCGCTGGGTAACGGGAGGGAAACCGCTGGACTTATAGGCGCTGTGGGAAAATTTCTTGGCGCAGAAGAAGATGTCAAAGACGCGATTAATCGAAAGAAAAATAATCCACTTAGAACTATTGCCGGAGGCCAGCAAGGAGACTGGGAAGAGTTCCAACATCTAGAAGATTTAAAAGCTAAACGAAAAGAGCTAGAGAGTTATTGCAGATTATACGCACCACCAGGAACTTGGGATCGGTGGCAGCAATGGCAAGCAGAGGCTAGAAAACAAAGGCAAGCTGCAAAGAAAGCCGCTGAAAAAGCTAGAGAAGAACGCCTAGAAGCTATACAACTATTTGCCGGAATTTTTATGGCTGCCGCAACAGTTGTTGTTGGTATATTTTATCTCGGCAAATATTTGGATCGCTGGTGATGTGGTTTCTCATATGGATATCATTTTCAACAGGCGGTGGCCTCGAATACTACCAAATAGGCAATGTTTACACATCGAAAGATGCGTGTGTAGCAGAAAAAACAAAAGCAAAAACTTTAGTAACAGCAGCAACTCAGGCGGTGCATTGTTTTGAAGCTATTAGAGAGAAAAAATAAGTGGGTTTTAACTAATGATAACGGATCAGTTTTACTAATAACTAAAGATAGAGGCATTGCCTTAAAAATAGCAAGGAAAGCTAATGAACGAATACGACATAAACGGAAACGGAAAGATTGATCCAGATGAACGCGCTATCATGCTCGAGGATCGTCGCCGGAACATGGAAGATATGGACAAAAAGCGTGACGTACAGAGGCGCTTAGTGGTGGCTTGTACGGTTGGGATGCTGGCGTACCCCGTAGCAATCATCTTTGCGTCTTACGTCGGCTTATCGCAAGCCGCAGAGCTTATTACAGACATAGCAAGCGTTTATGTCATTGGGAGTTCTGGGGTTGTTGCCGCGTACTTTGGTTTTAATGCAATGGAGGCTAAAAATGCTACAAGCACTAATCTCACCAATAGCTGAATTGGCTGGGGGGTGGCTCAATGCTAAAACCCAAGCGCAAGCTGCTAACGCAAAGCTAAAATTAACAGAGGCGGAAGCGAAGGCGAAGATTTTGCTCTCGAAAGAAACATCGACGGCGGATTGGGAAAAGATAATGGCTCAAGGTACGCACAACTCAATTAAAGACGAAGTGGTAACGATACTCGTCTTAGCGCCAGTCATCCTTTGTTTTATTCCAGGCATGGAGGAAACAGTTAAGAACGGTTTTGCTCGTCTGTCTGAGTTACCAGAGTGGTATACTTATCTAGTTTATGTCGTCTGCCTAGCAGCCATAGGTTTGAAAGGCACAAAACAATTCATGGGCAAAAAATAATGGCAGATTTAAAAGTACCTTTAGCCTTAGTTCTTGCAATGGCTGTTCAGCTTGTAGGCGGTGTTTGGTGGATTAGCGAACAGGCACACCGAATATCGCATTTAGAGAGCCAAGTTGCTGAAAACAACGAATGGATCGACCAGCTTTATGCAGACACCGAAAGCTTAATAAAGTTTGCGACATTTACCGAAAATCGTTGGGCGGCTGCGTATGAGGAATACGGCTACACCCGAACGTGGGGAACAAAACCAGTGGAGACAGAATAATGGCAGATAATTTTAAAGAATGTCTAGAAATTATATTGAAAAACGAGGGTGGATTTGTCGATCACCCAAAAGATCCAGGTGGCATGACTAATTTAGGTGTTACTCGAGGTACTTATGAGCAATTTTTAGGTCGGCACGTTACCGAAGAAGAAATGCGTAACCTTACGCCGGAAGATGTAGCCCCAGTATACAAAGAAGAATACTGGGATCGATGCCGCTGCAACGATTTAGACAATGGTTTGGCACTTTTTACCTTTGATTGGGCTGTAAATGCCGGAAGTTCTAGGCCAGCGAAGTGTATTCAAAAGTTTGTGTCGGCAAAACAAGACGGCGTAATTGGCGCAAAAACACTTGGCCTTGTTGCTGAGAAAGCGCCGAAAGATATTATTGAATATATGTTTGATAGTAGGCAAAAACATTACGAAAGCTTGTCTACATTCGATACGTTTGGCAAAGGCTGGACAAGGCGTAACAAACATACGCTCGAACTTGCATTAGGAATGGCGGATGTCTAACGCCAAGGTACTTAATGAGCTTGAAAACAAGATTGCAGCTGCAAAGCGGCAAAAGAAAGCTATTGAGTGCCGTACAAGTTTTATCGACTTTGTTAAATACACCATGCCAGATGCAGATGATCCCGAAAACATTGATGAAAGTATGTTTAAGGACGCAAAACACCACCGAGCATTGGCAAAAGTCTTAGAAAAGGTCGAAAAAGGCCATATTCCACGATTAATAGTCTCAATGCCGCCCAGACACGGTAAATCTGAACTTATATCGCGTCGATTTGTGCCTTGGTTGCAGGGTCGAGATCCGTATAGAAACGTAATTTTTGCTACATATAACGAAGATTTTGCAAAAGACTTTGGTGCAGATGTACGCAACATTATGATGCTGCCTCAATACAAACACGTTTTTCCTAATTTTGGATTGCGAAAAGGTGGCGCAAGTAAATCAAGAATACAAACTGGATCTGGCGGTATGTCGGTGTTTGTTGGGCGAGGGGGATCTATTACTGGTCGAGGTGGTGACTTTGTTATTTTAGATGATCCAATAAAAGATAGTATTGAAGCAAACAGCCCTACGTTGCGCGAACAGCTATGGCAATGGTTTACTCAGGTGCTTATGACCCGTCTAATGACTGCATCCGCATCTATTGTTATTGTGCAGACTAGGTGGCATGAAGATGATTTAATAGGTAGATTAACTGACCCCACTAATCCGCACTATAGCCCAGAAGAAGCTGCAAAGTGGAAAATTATAAACTTACCAGCATTTGCAGAGGAAGATGATCCATTAGGTAGAGAAGTTGGCGAACTGTTGTGGCCGGATCGATTTGATACGGAGTTTATGGAAGCGCAGCGGCGTTTAGACTCTCGAGGCTTTAGTGCGTTGTATCAGGGTCGGCCTACGCCCGAGGACGGTGATTTATTTCGTAGAGAAAATATAAAATATTATAACCGTGCAGATTTACCGAAAGATCTGCGTATTTATGCTGCAAGCGATCATGCGGTTGGTGTTGATAAAACAAGAAATGATGCAACGTGTTTATTAATAGTAGGTGTCGATCAAAACGACGATATATACTTGCTTGATTGCTGGTGGGAAAAGCAGCCAACAGACAAAGTAGTTACAGCTATGCTGGCACTTATTAAGAAATGGAAGCCGTTGTTATGGTGGGCAGAGAAAGGCCATATTTCCAAAGCAATTGCTCCATTTTTGCGTAAAAGGATGGGTGAAGAACGTGTGTATTGTCGGATCGAAGAAGTAACGCCAGTAGCCAATAAAGTTCAACGAGCGCAAAGTATTATGGGTCGCATGGCAATGAACAAAGTATTGTTTCCAAAGCAATCAGTATGGACACAAAAAGCCACAGATGAAATTTTAAAGTTTCCAAATGGACGTAACGATGATTTTGTAGATGCCCTCGCTTGGATAGGTATGGCGTTATCTCGACTTACTACCCCTGGTGGTGGTATAGTGAAAACAACTATTAGGCCAAAAGTCGGCACGCTTGCTTGGGTTAAGTGGGATGCTGCACAACGTCGAAAGCAAGATTTTATGAACGTAAAAACGGGTGGTTGGTAAATGCACGAAGAAATGACGATTTTAACGACAGACGTTGACAAACCAGAACCAACAGAACGTCGAAAGGCATTAGTCAATCAGTGGTTAGCACGGATTAAACACGCCAAAGAGTTTCACAAAAAAGCTTTTCAGACAATGAAACGTGATATGGATGCGGCGCTAAATGGTTTTGAAGAAAAAAAATGGTCTGATGAAAATTATGTAGCCAACATATTACAGCGTCATGTGCAGCAACGGACAGCACAACTTTACGCTAAAAATCCCAAAGCAGTAGCAAAAAGACGTGCTCGTATGAATTATCAATTTTGGGATGGGGATGCCGATACTCTAGCGCAAGCATTTATGGCCTCGGAACAAGCAGCTGCAATGAACATGCCCGTGCCGCCAGCGGCAGGGAATATTATTAACGATTATACTGCTGGCAAAACGCAAAACAAAATGCTCGATAATGTTGCTAAAACACTTGAAAATCTTTTCGATTATTACATGAAGGAGCAACAACCAGCTTTTAAAGCACAAATGAAGGGATTAGTGCGCCGTGTTATTACTACTGGGGTAGGTTTTGTAAAAGTTGGTTTTCAGCGTGACGTTGATCGAGCACCCGAAGTTGCTGCAAAAATTGCGGATGTGCAAGCACAGATAGACTTTATGCGTAGAGTTGCAGATGAGGCGTCGGAAGGTAATATACAAAAAGACGATCCACAAATTGAAGAATTAATGCTATCGATGCAAGCATTATTGCAAGAGCCGATGGTTACAATTCGTGAAGGTCTTGTGTTCGATTTCCCCGAAGCAAATTCGATCATAATAGATCCTCGTTGTCGTCAATTAAGAGGGTTTGTTGGGTGTGAATGGGTAGCGCATGAACTGTATCTTACGCCGGATGAAATAAAAGAAATATACGATATTGATTTAAAAAATTCTTACAAAACGTATGATATGAAAGGCCGATTAATAGGGCACGACGACGCAAATCAATATTCTACATCATACGACGGTATATCAGGTGAGGGTGCTCCCAAGGGATTAGCGCAAGTATATGAAGTTTATGACAGAAAAACTGGCGTTCAGTACGTTGTAGCAGACGGACATCCAGATTTTTTGCGTGAGCCTACAGCACCGCCAGTAAACGTAGAAACGTTCTGGCCGATTTTTGCTCTTGTGTTTAATGAGGTTGAACACAAAGATCACCTTTACCCACCCAGCGACGTTAGTTTACTGCTGCCAATGCAGCACGAATATAATCGAGCCAGGCAAGGTTTACGGGAGCATCGAAGGGCAAATAGACCGAAGTATGCAGCACCAGCTGGTGTACTAGAGGATAACGATAAGGAAAAGTTAGCAACGCATCCAGCAAATGCGGTGATAGAGTTGCAAGCGTTAGCAGCTGGCCAAAAGGTAAATGACGTTATTCAGCCAGTAGGACAGATTGGAATAGACCCTAATCTGTACGAAGTACGCACAATTTTTGACGACATTCAGTTGGTTGTAGGCGCACAAGAAAGCAGCTTTGGAGGTTTGTCAAAAGCAACAGCTACAGAAACGTCGATTGCTGAAAGCGCAAGAATGTCTAGCTTGGGTGCTAATGTCGATGAACTTGATAGCTTTATGTCTGAAATTACTCGAGCAGCTGGTCAAATATTGTTAGCTAATCTTGGCAGAGAAGAAGTAGTTAAAATTGTAGGTCAAGGTGCAGTCTGGCCGGAAATGACTCGAGATCAAATTATGGAAGAAGTTTTCCTAGAGATCGAAGCTGGATCAACAGGAAAACCCAACCGTGCAGCGGAACTTGCAAATATTGAACGCATTATGCCGTTTTTGTTGCAAATTCCTGGAATGGATCCCAAATGGTTAGCAAAAGAATTGTTAAAACGTCTTGACGACAAGCTTGAACTTGACTCGGCGTTTGCAGACAAAATTCCTTCAATCGTTAGTATGAATCAAGGACGAGGACAAGGAACTGGTGATCCAGCGTTAGCTGGTGCGCCAGGAGGCGGTGCGGATAACGCGCCAAGGCAATTGCCTAGTGGTTCGGGAGCAGTTTCACCTATGGGCAATAATAACCAGTAATTTTTTGCTGTTTGTTGATTGTTGCGATCAACAGGGGTAAAATGTAGATATAAGGAAAGGACGCTAATATGGTTGATAAGACCACGGCAACGGAAACGTCCACCGAAGCCGAAGAAATCGAGGACGATAAGGCGGAGTCGTCAACGCCAGAAAGCGAAACTGAGGAGGATCTGTTAAGTGTCATACAAGATGCCGTACAGACCGACGAAGAAACAGAGTCGCACTCTGAGACTGAGGAAGAAGAAAGGGAAGTAGTTGCAGCGGAATCTACTGATAGTGAAACTAACGTTGAGTTAGATGATCAGGATGAAGATTATAGTAATTTACCGTTTCATAAGCATCCAAGGTTTAAAGAACTTGTTGAACAAAGGAATGAAGCACGAGAAAGCGCACAAAAATTTGATATAATGCAGAATTATCTGGTAGACAACAATTTGTCGGGTGAGGAAGCGGCAATTGGTTTAGATATCATGGCTAAAATGAAATCTGACCCAATGGCAGCACTAACAGCATTAAAACCCTATGTGCAGCAACTATCGCAAGCAGCTGGTATAATTATGCCAGAGGATATTCAAGCCAAAGTTAATGACGGTTATTTAGATGAAGATGCGGCACGGGAACTGGCTCGATCGAGAGCAGATGCGCAATGGCAAAAGCAGCAAAACGAAGTTTTAATGCAAAAGCAGAATACTCAAGCGCACCGCGATCATATAGATTATCTTGCTAGTGTTGTGCATGAATGGGAAGAAAACGCTGAGGCAAACGACCCCGACTACGACCTCAAAAGAGATCTAGTTGACGCAAGGGTTCAAGCATTAAGATGGGAACTTGGTAATAACGGGCAACAATACACAGCGCAAACTCCAGAAGATGTTAGGGAATTAGCGCAAACTGCTTACAACCAAGTGAACGAAAAATACAATGCTACGTTTGGCAACAAACAGCCTATGAAAACTGCGTCTGGTGGTAAACTTGGAGGAAGCCCAGCGGCTCAACCAGAAACGTTACAAGACGCGATAATGGCTGCTTTGGGTAACTCCTAAATTATGTTAGGAAAGTAAAATGGCATTTTCATCAGCCGAACTTGAGAACATAGCCAATGCTACCCTCGATTTTTTTATCGATAAAGGCACGGTCTATTCTCAATCACTACAAGACAAGCCATTGCTAAAAGCAATGGACGCAGCATCAAAAACTTTTCCAGGTGGTAAAGGTGAACTTAGTATTGGTGTTAAAGGAACGTATACAACTACAGTAAGTGGTTATACCCACAATGATACTGTGACGTATGCAAATCCGGCAAACATTAAACGAGCAAACTACGCTTGGAAAGAACACCATGCTGGTATTTCATTAACACTAACCGAGCTTAAAAAGGACGGTATTAGTGTTACTGATTCAACAACCTCGTCTGGCGTGAGCAATCATTCTGGACGTGACGTACACGTCTTAGCAAATCTTTTCCAAGATAAGCTGGACGATATGATGGAAGGTTACTCTCGAGGGATAAATGATTTTATCTTTGGGGACGGTACAGCGGATGCAAACGCAATTGCTGGTATTCAAACCTTAATTTTAGATGATCCAACAGCATCGGGTACAACTGTTGGCGGTCTTTCAACTGTGTCAAATACATGGTGGAGAAACCGAGCTAACGTTGGAATAACAACTTCATCAAGTGGGCAAGAGTTGATCGAAACGATGCACACTGAAATGAGGCAGTTAAAACGTTTTGGCGGTAAACCAAATATTGCTATTTGCGGATCTGCTTTCTTAGATCGTCTTGCAGACGAACTACGAAGAAATGGTAACTATAGTAATACTGGTTTTGCAAGAAATCAGGACATTAGTATGGGTGAGATTAACTATAACGGTCTTACTTTTGCTTATGATCCAACGATGGATGATCTTACTATTTCTGGAAAAGATCCAAGCAAACGATGTTACATCATCGATACATCAAAACTATGCTTGTACTACATGGATGGCGAAAAAATGAAACGGCACTCACCAGCTAGACCAGCTGACCAGTACGTTATGTTTAGAGCTATTACAACTACCGCAGCGCTTACAGCTACGCAGCTGAATTGTCACGGTGTTTACGAAATTTCATAACTTAATCAGGGGGGCGTTCGCGCCCTCCTATCAATCAGGAGGATAATATGTTTGAAAAATGTTCATGTACTGTTGCGATTGGGGGAGACATTCGCAGCGTTGTACCAAAGACTATGGTAACACCGGCAGAAATAAAACTGCTACAATCTATACATGGCGATGATGCCGTTACGAATATACGAGTTGACGGTATGTTTGTTGTAACCGCAGAAGAGGAACGCGACCGATTAGGTAACTTTTATGGCGATCAAAAGGTTATTAATTTGTTTAACCAATATGGCGATCTTCCCGATACATTAGAAGCTGCGCGTATTCCGTCTGAATTGCTTGATCCGACATTTACGCCAGAACCAAAAAAACCAGTAAAAAAGAAAACTACTCGTAAAAGAGCGAGGGATGCAAAAGGCCACTACATAGCTGACGATCCCACAACTGAAATAAACGAGGCATACGTCGAGGAATAGCACATGGCGCGAGGTACATCATTAGGTCAACTTGTCACTGATTTAAGGGCAGAGGTTGGTCATTCGCTACAGCCTAATCTGGGCAAAGCAACAAGGGATGTATTTATAAATATGTTGCAGCGTACACAACGGCGGCTATGGGAAGATTATAGCTGGCCGTTTTTGCGTATTACCCGTGATGTAGCTATTAACGCTGGGCAGCGATATTATGATGTGCCAGACGGTCTTGTGTTTGAGCGTATAGAGCGTATCGAAACTAAACATGGCGATTATTGGACAAAACTTCATTACGGCATTGGAGCGCAAGAATATAATCAACATGACAGCGATCGAGGTATTAGATCTTCACCAATTAGACGTTTTGATACATTTGAAAATAACCAAATAGAATTTTGGCCGATACCAGCAAATGACTCAGACGCAACTACTGGCACAGATAGCGTAAGAATATACGGTATTCGCAATCTTACACCATTTGTTGCAGAAGCAGATACAGCTGATTTAGACGATCAACTAATAATTTTATACTCAGCGGCAGAAATTTTAGCGCGGCAAAAACAGGCAGATGCACAAAATAAACTGGCAGCTGCACAAGCGCATTACGCTCGATTAAAAGCAAGAATGAGTAAAACAGAAACGTTTGTTATTGGTGGCGGTGAGCCAGAAGGAATGTACACACCTAAACCACCACCTTTGATTGCGACAACAGGAAATAACTAATGCCTTACGTTCTGGTTGAAGATTTCAGAGGTGGGTTAGACCGCAGACGTATGAACGTCACTGCCCCACCTGGTACGCTGATTGAGCTAAAAAATGCACATATTACTCGCGGCGGTGAGATAGAAAAAAGACCCGCTTTTGTAGAAATAGTCGATTTACCGTCTAACACTATAGGATTGGCCGCAGCTGCCGGACAAATTTATACGTTTGGATCAGCTGCGCCCTCGGCTGTTACGTTTCCCTCTAACACCCCAACAAATTTAAGTTATGTACAATTGCAGCATCCAAGTGGTGAAGCTTTGACAAACGTTCATTGTGTTGAGTTTTACAATGGCAAGCTTTATGTCGCCGCGCAATTTGCAGATGGAAGGATATTTCACTACTACGACGGAACTAGAATAACTGATTGGTTTGATGGTCGAGCAAGAGCAACGTTTCAGATTACAGCTGGAAGTGTTGGCGGAACAGCGGCTACTGCTTCAATACAAATAACAGGCGGTACTTCAAATCCAGGTGATGAATTACGTTTTTTGCGAATAAATAACGTAGATCTAATAGGCAATTCAGTAAACCATAATGGATCTAATTCTTTAACTGCATCTAATATTGCAGCTGCGATCACAACAGGATCAAGTAACTTTACAGCTAGTGCAACAAATGACGTTGTAACAATAACAGCGCCCGATGTTGGCATATCTTTCAATAACTTTCAGATTACACTTGAGGTAACAGGCGCTTTTACAGTTGGTAACATTCAACATATGTCTGGTGGTGTTGATAACGCCATAACAGCAATTACTGTTGACGGAATAAATATAATTGGTTCACAAGTAAAATACGAAACTTCTCATAGTGCAACAGCAATTAAGGTTGCAGCTGAAATAAATAGTTTTGCCTCTGCACCAGAATATGAAGCTACAGCGATTAATGCTTTTGTAAATATAATTGCAAAAGAAAGCACGTCGGCACATAACAACAAAACTGTTGCCGTCACGACGACTGGTAATGTTACTACTGCATTTGATCCCACAACTCAAAATTTTTTAGATGGTGGTGCAGATGCCGCAACAATAAATGCTTTTACACCTGGCAAATTTGCTATGCCAGTAAAAACAAAAATGTACGCACTATCTGATAGCTTGCTGCATTTTTCTGCAATTGACGACCCTACTGAATGGAATGATACAACGCTAAGTGCAGGGTTTATTAATCTTGCAAATCATTCTAGAGGATCAGAAGATTTAAAGGCAATTGCTACTTATTTCGATAACTTGGCAGTTTTAGCACAAGAAGCGATACAAATTTGGTTTGTAGACCCTGATCCAGCCCTTAACCAGCAAATCCAAGTTTTGCAAAACACTGGCACAATAGCCCCAGACAGCGTAGTAGAATTTGGTGAAAATGATGTCTTTTATTTATCTTTGTCTGGGTTGCGTAGTTTGCGCTCTCGAGACTCATCAAACGCAGCTTTTGTAGGTGACATAGGCAATCCCATAGATGAATTAATTGTAGCAGCAATACAAGATAATCGAGCCTTGGCTGAAAAAGCAAAGGCAACGCTCGAGCAACGTGATGGTCGATACATATTAGCAATTGGCTCAACAATGTTTGTCTTTAGCTATTTTCCTTCATCAAAAGTATCAGCATGGTCGGTATATGATCCAGGGTTTGTTGTAGATCGATGGGCATACGACGGCAGACAAACGCTTTGCAGAAGTGGCAATAAATTATTTTCACTTGGCGGTGAAAACGGCAATATTTTTGACAGTTCAGAAGTTGTTGTGCAAATGCCGTTTTTAGATAGCGGCAGTCCAGCGACGTTTAAAGATTACAACAGTATCGATGTTACTTGTGAAAATGTTTGGACAGTTTCTATAGCAACAGATCCGCAAGATATTACTGCATTAGAAGAAGTTGCAACAGTCAACAAAACAACATTCGGATTAGGTAGGGCAGCTATAAATGGATACTCAACACATATAGCGCCAAGATTAACTTGTGCGCAACCTGGTCGAGCAAAGCTTGGAAATATTGCAATACATTATACGTCGGGAGAAAGCGGATGATATTAAGAGAGGCCGAGCCGCAAGATGTATTTCATGTTGCTTCGAATATGCGGCAAAGAGATTATGAAGAAATTGACGCATTGCGATTTTCAAAAGATAAAAAAAAATTAGCAGCTGATATTGCAGATAGTTTAGCTAATTTTCAAACAGTTTATTGTGTAGAAAAAGAGCCCAACAATCCTATAGCTATTATAAGTTACATTCCCGTCCGACCTGGTGTGTGGACACTTGGGATGTTTGCGACTGACAAGTTCAAAAGTATCGGAGTTTTCCTGACAAAAGCAATTATTCGCGGTATAATACCAGCATTAGATAGAGCAAGAGCGCATAGAGTTGAAGCGTACAGTATAGAGGGTTATGACGAAGTGCATAAGTGGTTAAAATTTTTAGGTCTTAAAGAGGAATGTACTCTTAAAAAGTTCGGCAAAAACGGGGAAGATTTTAAAGTTTTTAGCTACGTTCGATTATCCGACACAAACGTTCGGTGGCGCGGAAAGGGTATGGTGATTTAGATGTGTTTGTTTGGTAGCGGAGGCGGAGGCGACGATTTTTTAAAAGCAGAATACGAGCGTCAACTTGCGGAAGAAGCGGCACGTCAAGCTAGAATAACTGAAGGTAAAGAAAACATTGAAAAAGCTTTTGCTGGATTTGACGACAAGTTTTATAATGATCGAGCCGCCGATTATATGGAATACGCACAGCCACAAATTGATGATCAATACAAACAAGCAATGAAAGACTTAAGGATTGCTCTTGCTAGAAGCGGTCAATTAGTTGGCAGTGAGCGCATCGATCGAGAAAATGATCTTCTTAAAAAATTTCAACTTGCAGAAGTGGAAGCTGCAAGAAAGGGTCAATCGCTTGCTGATACTACACGAACTAATCTGGCAAATATTAAAGGTAATTTGTTAAGTCAAAATGCTAGTTTAGCTGATCCCACACTTATCGCAGCGCAAGCACAAAATCAGATAATGGCTAATACCCAAGTGCCTGAATACAGCCCAATAGGAAACATTTTTGCAAACGTCACTGAAGGTTTAGCCACGCAAGCGCAACTCGAGGCGCGAAATAAAAACAGATACGAAATGGCGCAATTATTTGCACCTACTGATCGCTCGAGGATACTAATATGAAAATAAAACCCGTACAAAACTCTGCGCCCAAACAAGCAATGATTGCTGGCGAACCGCATATGCTGGCATATATAAACGAAGCTGAACGGCAGATGCTAAAACGTGCTGGCGGCGCAGAAATGCCTAGCTTTGCTGGTATTCCAGCATATCCGCCTGATCGTCAAAGTGGAACTGGTGCAAATGTTAGCCCAGCCAGCAAAGCGCGTGGCGCTGGTAGCCGAGCAAGAGAGAACCGTAAAAAGCGTCTTGCAGAAGCACAGAGAGAAGCAGAAGAACGGTATCAGGCGCAGCTGAGAGCAGACGAAGCAGCGCAACGTGCAGCAATTCAAGAGCAAGCGCAAGCTGAGGTACGAGAGGCTTTACAAAGATCGCAAAACTTTGATGCTGCTGCTGGGGGTAATTTTGCTACTGTTCCCGAGCCGCAAGGCAACAGTTTTGCACAAACTCTCGCAAATTTGTTTACGCCTTTTGACAATCAAAGTTATGTTAATGGCGTTTTAATGCAAACAGATACTATAAGCGAAGGCCAGCCATATCAATACACGGCAACGGGGGTTGCGCCTGGGCAGGGATTATTTAATTCGCAACCGTCAAACATGAGTGAGGCAGACCAAGCCGCAGCGGCAGATATGGCGAAATCTTTAATCGACGCAGGCTTTTTAAGCGTAGGGGGTAAAAACACACCGTTACCTCCTTACCAAGTTGGAAACCCACCCATATTAGTATATAAAGATGGTCAATATACTATTGATGGTTCTCTTGCTGGTGACGATGTTCCGTTTACCTTTTCCTACAACGCAGACGGATCGCGCTATATACCCTACAATGGCGGCAATCCATTTGATCCAAATGCGGCTAGTAAAAACAATCCACAAGGGGTAAATAGGTTTCCATTTATAAATGCGTTACCTAATCCTAACCCTGATCCAAATGCACTTCCACCAGTAGTAGGAGGCACATTACCTCCTGGCGGAAGCACATTCCCACCAGCCACAAACCCACCGCCAATACCACCAATAGCACCACCGCCTACTCCACCAGAAACGCCATGCCCACCAGGTTTTAAACGCGTAAACGGAATGTGTGTGCCTGTTGGGAGCAAAGAAACTCCGCCTCCTGGTACAGAACCACCTCCCGAGGAAGTAAATGAAGAATTGCTTGCTGCATTAGCGTTACGTGATGCTGCATTAGCGAGACAGCTAGGTTTATTAGGTAACGAATTTTCTTTTAGTACAGACGATTACTATAACAGGCTTGGGCAAAGCTATCGTGACGGAGGTTTGTCAGAGGCTTTTACCACAGCCTATGATGATGCTACTCGAGGAATTTACGATACTTTCAAAGCAGCTGGTATGCTTACTCAGCAAGGGGTTGATGATAAACTTGGTATTCTTGCTGGCGCACAATCCGGCGAAGAAGGACGTATTGATAGCATTGTTAATCAATACATGGATGCTAACCGAAACTTTGTAGAAAGTGGACGCAATGACCTCACAAGTGCATTGCAAGGTCTTGCATATGACAGCGAAGATATACCAACGATTAATGCTCAAACCGCAGCTATTAATGCTTTTGACGTTGTTGGGCAGTCAAGACCATTTAAAGAACCTAAAGAGCAAGAGGTTGTTGATTTCTTTACAGATTTTGTAAAACGAGCCTACGACCCATCTTATAATGTTGATCCAACAGCTGTTGCGTCAGGATCTCCAAGACGAGTTACGCAATCCGTTAATCAAAGAGGCGCTAATACTGCGCCGTCAACCATAGCTGGAATTTTTGACCCCGTTTCTGGCGGCAGTGTGAAAGTAGTAAACTAATGTGTGAACCAACATTAATATTAAGTGCAGTTGCTCAAGGTGCTGGTATTGCAGCACAAAACAGAGCAGCTAATAGAGCGCAACAGCAACAAGCTTTATTAATGCGTGACAACAAAACTCGTAATAGGGCGTTAGAAGATCAACAAGCGGCGGCAATTCAAGAAGCGTTAAATGTTGCCACTGCATCCGCAACAACTCCTGGTATCGAAGCAGCTGGCAATCAGTTGTCTGAAATATTAAAAGCTGCAATTACTAACCGACGTGCTCCTAGTGGCGAAAGTGCGCGATCAGCACCTAAAGTATTTATGGATCAAAGAGAAGCAGCTTCATTAGCGTCTATGATGAAATCACAAGCAGACGCACAAAATTTAGCAAAATTAGATGCTACAAACAGATATTTAAGCCAAACAATTCAACCAAAAATTGCAGATGCAGCTGCGTCTGGGATGCTTACGGGCAACTTTGTTCGAGGTAACGCAAACGTATTAGACACTGGCATGAGGGCGGCACAAAGCATGGCGAACTCTCCATTAGCCCAAATACTGCAAGGCGCTGGCAAAGTAGGTGTTGGTTACAGTTTGTACGAACCAGATTAATAAGAGGCAAAGCAATGGCACAGAACCCGTACCAAATGGATCCATTTTTAGCACAAGGTTTTAGTAATTTAACTAGAGCTTTAATTGGTGATCCGGAAACGGATTATCAAGTTGCTCGAACAAACTTAACTCAAGCGCAAATGGGTACTGAAGAAGCCAGAAGGGTATTGTTAGAAGCGCAGACATTAACAGAAAATGAGTTAAGAGATCCTAGAAAGCAAGTTGAAATAGCTAAAGCGCAAGAAACATTAGCTAATACCGGAAAACTAAACGCGCAAACAGAAACAATAAATGCTTTGCGTCCATCACAAATAGAAAGTGAAGAAAATTTAGCTAAGTCACGACTAGCAGATTCTATGCTAACTCAGTCGCGAAGAATAACAGAAAACGCATTAAGGCAACCGCAAGTTAATTCAGAAAACGCACTGGCTGAACAAAGAAGGGCGGCAGCTGGCGCAGATACATCGCGAGGCGGATTTTATGATGCTCAAATTGAAACCGAAAATCAGACGCGACAGGGGAAAGTAAACAAATTAGACGCAGAGACAGCAAAATTAGAATCTGAGCAACAATTAAACAGAGCAAAAACTGCGTCTGAGAACAGAATTATATTAAATGCTGGTCAAACAATTAGAACTACAAACGCACAAGGAAGGGTAGAAACTTACACAGCGCCCGAGACTGTTGAGGTTAAACTAGAACCTGGTGAAGAAGCCGTAGTATCAAAAGCAGACGGCACTAAGGAAACATTTGCCCACTCACAAAAAGCATCACCTGATCCCAAAGATGCCAAAGGTCGCTTAGAGTTAATTGATGCGGAAATAAAAGGTGCAGTTGAAAGTGGCTTGTTTGCAGATGTGCCGAGCGCAGTTATGAGAAGAATACAATCTAATTTTACTACTGCTGCGGAAAATCGAGATGTAGAAGATGTTTTAAGATTAATGAGAAATCAGCTGTCGGAGACTTATAGGGGACAAACGGCAGTAACAATAACAGAAGGCTTTAATTTCGATGTGCCAGCATACATAATTAATTTTTTAATGCAGCCTAACGCTAATCTCGATCCAAACATAATAACAAAAACTTATGGTTTTAGTTTAGACCAAGCAAATAAAATTATACGTTTTGTACGAGCGCAATAATGGACGATCCATTTGCAAACCCGTTTCTACAGCCAGAAAATGAGGAAGAAGATCCGTTTGCAAACCCGTTTGTAAAACAAGACGCTGCTAAAAACGATCCATTTGCAAATCCATTTGTTACCGATCAATCAGCGGAAACGCTTTCACCTCCTGAGAGTGTGGTTAGTCCGAATCCTCCCGTTGTGTCTAGCTCTCCGCTGGTTGAACCAAACGATCCAGCTGGCACTGGTTTTGGTCGAGCAGTAAAAAGAGGTGCTGTTACAACGTATGCAGCTTTGCCTACTATGCTGGCAACAGCTGATGCTAGGGCGCTTTCCGATGCACAAAAAACAGAAGATGCAATTAGATATAATGAGATATTAAGATCTGGTGTACCATCACAAGCTTTTACTTCTAGGGCTGCAACAGTAAGCGATCCCGTGCAAGTAAACCAGATGATGAATCAGTATGGGGTTTCTCCGCAAGCAAATGTAAATTATCAGCAAGTGGTCGATAAACGTTTACAAACACGCCAAGACGCTATGCAGAACCCAGCGCCATATATCCAAAGGCTTACCGCTAATACAAAAAAAGCGGGGGAACTGTTCGAACTAGCTGAAGGGTTTGCACAATCTCCAACGGCAGCTGCATATGGAGAATTACTAGCCGAAGCGCCTGATACATTTAAAGGTTGGCTATCGACCGTTACCGATGATCCAATTGGCTTTATGGCTTTTATGGGTGAAACGCTTGCAGAAAATGTACCGCAAATAGCAGCTGGTGTTGCCACAAGTCTTGTAACTGGAAACCCTACAGCTGGTGCAGCTGTAATGTCTCTTGGCGGATTTAGTCGAGAGTATGCAGCAGAAATAGATTCGTTCTTAAAAGAAAATAACATTGATTTGTCTAAGCCCCAAGCTGCTTCACAATTATTCAATAATCCTCAACTTATGGATGAAGCAAACGAGCGCGGTTTAACAAGAGGTTTAGTTATAGCTGCGGCAGATTTAGCTGGCCAAGGTTTAGTTGCACAAAACATTATCAAGAACAGCCTTGCACGACAAACAGCTGCACAATCTGTTTCAGAAGGTGCTGGTGAAGCGTTGGCAACTACAGCTGTAGGTGATCCTTTTAGCTTTAAAGAAACTGTTACAGAAGCACTAGCTGGCGGCGGCTCTACACTTGCCGAAGGTGTTATAGCAAGACCAAGAAGAAATAGACAACCAGATCAAGTACAAACCGAAATAGAACAACCAGTTGCTCCTCCCGTCGATGACACACTCCCAAGCACGACGGCAACTACGCAGACGGATCTACAGCTTCAACAACCAGAACAGCCTGTTGTGCCGTCTGCGGCTTCTCAACCGAACATCGAGCAAACACCTCCGGCGGTTAATGCACAAGTTCAATCGCCAGAACTTGTGCAAAAGTTAATAGATACACTGGACAATAAAGATGCACCGGAGTTGTCTGCATTAACAGAACAAGAAAGAACGGTACTACGCAATGCGCTGCAAAGCCAATTGCAACCAACTACAACAGAAACGCAGCCGACTATACCGCAACAAGCCCAGCCTGTTGACGTACAAACGCAAGCGCCAGAACAACCAGAACCGCCAGGATCGGACGCTGCTCCACAAGTACAAGCCACAACGGATCAAACGCAAACTGATACAGCGCCAGAACTGCCTAATCCTCAAGAGGCTGCTGAAATTGGTATAGATACAGACCAAGGTGTTAGAAGTGTTCAAACGCCAGATGGACAGAAGAACTACAACGTTAAAGGGAAAATAGTCGAACTTGCAGATTTGAAACAAGCAACAGGGAATTTGCAACCGCGTGATCGATCACGCAAAGAAAGCGAAGTACTAAGCAAGCAGCGTGCTGGTACAATGTTTAACCCAGAGAGATTGCTCGATGATCCTACGTCTGGTTCTGGTGCGCCTATCATTGCGCGTGATGGAACGATTATGTCTGGCAACGGGCGAGTGCTTACACTGCAAGAAGTCTATGCCAATCAGCCAGAAAGCTTGGCGAAGTACGAAAAGGCTCTTACAGCTGCTGGTATTAACACTACGGGGTTTTCGCAGCCAGTGTTTGTGCGGATGCTTACAGACAACCTAACTGTTGCCAATCTTCAAGAGTTTGCGGATTTATCAAACACTGAAGCGCAAGCACAAATGTCCGTAACTGAACGTGCTAGTCGGGATGCAAAACGATTAACTGAAAGTAAGATAATAGAGTTGTATCGAGGTGACTTTGATATTGATGCAGCGCAAAACAGACAGTTTGTTCAAGAATACGCAAAAAAAATATTATCACCTACAGAGCAAGGTACGTTTGTAGACGCGAACGGCGTTATAAGCCAAGAGGGTATAGCAAGAGTAAAAAGCGCAATATTAGGTTCTGCTTTTGATAATACAGATACACTTGCAAC